ACCCTAATACGTTGAGTAGTTCCAGGCTGAAACTTCGGAACCAAATTACTAAGTGTAATTTGATAATTAGCAGTGGTATAATTGCTATGTCCCGACGTAGGTAATATACAACTAAACGCAAATGAATCAGTCCTATATTCGCCAGCAGTTGTAACTGTCCAGCTATCTGTAAAAGAAGTTGCGCTAGACAAACCAATATTTATCCCTGTCAAACCAGCAGCCGCAGTTTCAGTGCCAGCATCACCTACATTGATTTTATATATACCTTTTGATGCGCGTGCTGCTGAAACCGCAATACCTAAATAAATTCCTGTGCTACCTGCGACTGTTGTGTTACCATCTGCACTCAAAGTTACATGACCTGGAAATGGCCCTGTGCCATTTAAATCAGTTAATGCGCCGTCAACTACACTATAATAGTATAGAAGACCAGACTTAGAAAACTTAATATTTTTTCTATCATCCTTGATAGCGCCTGGCCATTCCAACTGCAGGTAAGGTTGCTTCTGCGTATTTGTTTCACGACTATAAAACTTTTTAGAATAAAAGTTTGTTGCTGATACTGATGTATCAACGCCAGCTGCAGTGGCCTCAGTTGCATCTTTACATTCTTGAGCATTTGACATTCTAAAAAGAAAGCCATGATCTGCAGATCCACCATTAGCAATAGAAGTTCCTGTAGCGTAATTAAGAAAAGCCTTGAAATAATCAGTAACATCTATTTTAAGGTTTTCTTCACCATTAACAAAACTTGCTGAACCGGAATTAGAATCATAAACTTCAGTCGCGTAACCCAAATAATTATTGGCACCTGTTTGACCTGCATTACTATCTGTTTTCCATGCAACTAAATTTGTGGCTGATAATGCATTAGCAAAACCTGTGTTACTAAAGTTATCATTATCTAACCCACGACCTTCAATCCAATTTGATGTAAGAGGAAAACTCCATATATCAAAATTTTCTGGCACCGTATCAGTAGATGGCGTATTAAACATATAAATGTAAGCAGATACAGTTGAATCGGTTCTTGGGTCGGGATACTTACCAGTACTTACAATACCAGCACTTAGAGAAGTAAGACCAAACTTAACCAACATTCTTGCCCACTCTTTTCTATCATCACGGCGATCATTAACTTTATTCCACACCTCTAATACTGGTGTTAAACCAAAATTAGCAGTAACAGAATATTCCGTAATCCAAGTATCTATTTTTGAAAATGCTCTTGCGTAGCTCATTTTATTCTCTCATTAATATCCGGCGTCGGTAGTTCCAGCACCTTGAAGATTTGCTGTAGATTGATCAGCGGTTCGGCCTATAATATCAAAGTTAGGATATTTTAACTCCCATACTGCGTCAACGGGGAACTTTAAAATGCCACTACTAGTGTTGGCATTAATATTAAGTTCTGTACCTGAATAAGTTCTAGTTCCAACAGTAGTGGTTTTATTAATTATTTTTAGCTCTGGAATTGATCTAACTTTTTGCAATGATTGCAGCCGAGCTTGGATATCGGGTATAACAATACTATCATTAAAATTAGTGCGAGCAGTATCAAACACTCTTTGTAGCACTAAAATACACTCCATAAGAGCTTCTTGTGCATTAGCATTTGACTGAGGAACAATTGTAAAATTAACCCCAATATTAATTATACGTCCATTAGTTAATTTTATTGTATCAGAAAAGGATTTAAAATTTTTAATATATGTTTCTATATTATTTTTTATCACATCTGAGGATAGTGTTAACTGTTTCTGATTATTTCTCGTTACTAAAAACAACTCAACACCCATACTATTGTTCGGATCTTTTCTTACAAGACTTCTAAACACACTTCCAAACTGCGAAGGCATAGACATTATTCTGGCTTGATAATCTTGTAAAGTTACGCATCGTAATTGTGACCCCATATTATATACAGCATTCTCTCTAATAGATGAAATTGTTTCTGCTTGCTCACCACCAGAAGCTTGATCACCATTAGAGCAAGCTATAGTATTAGTAATGTTTGTTACTACAGTAGCTGACACCGACTGCAAATTAGGCGTTGCAAATACTAAATCTTTATTTATTATTCTTGTTAAAGTGCCCGCACCTACATTAGTGACCACCCCTCCCCCTGATCTATAATTTATAGTTATATCAGTGTTTTGAGGAGCTACACCAAGTGATTTAGTCTTTAAAAAATTAGTGGAATCAATCGCTGCTGGCGCGAAGCCTGAAGGAGATCCACGTAATGTTGGAGGTAAAACAAAATCATTAGGATTTGGAATAACATCGGCATCAGCCTCCATTAATACTCCAGGCCCAAATCTTATAGAAGTTAATCCAGTAGGGTCGCGTTCCACTACATATCTTTTTGGAACTCTTTTTAATTTCATAACATATCCAGCATCACCTGAACCACTACCTGTATTAACGTCACCTATAAAAATAGTATCTCTAGCTAAACTATCAACTTCATAATACTCACTTCCATCAGATGCAGAAACAGACATTACTTCATTAATATTAGAGTCGGGCAAAGTAATTTTTAAAAACTTTACTGGGTCATTAGCCCTATATTTAAAAATCTTTGAAATTCCTGCAACCGCAGAAACGCCTGACACACTTACTGTAGTAGTGGCACCTGCAGTTTGTATTATTCTATTCGATGGACTTGAAAAATTTACATCACTTAAAGTTTCAAACGATACTATAGGGTCATAATTAGTTAAAACAGTTGCGCCTTTTTTTAAAGTAAACAAAGTTTCTGCAGATGTTGTATTACTAAAATCAGCAGATACTGCAAGATTTACTACGGCTGGTGTGGAATTTTTAGGCTTATATCCAAAATTCTGAGCCAATGAAACTATATTTTTTAATTCTACAGCACGATTTATATATGCCTCATTTACTTGTCGATCAACATTAAAGCTTAGAATATCGCCCACATAAGCGATTAACTCTAATAGAGCCATGCCTCCAGATGCATCATTAAAATCGCGCCAATCACTAGGAAAGTGTCTTTTAACATAATCCATAAGGTCAGATTTAATAGAATCAAAATCTTTGGATAAATAATTAATATCTCTATTTGAAGTTATAGGCATTTTAGCTCTCAGGGTTGTTCAAAGTTATATCAACATTATCAGCTAATGCATTTTGATCAGCTATAACATAAGACATATTAACTCTTATTTTGTTATTACCTAATGCTGGCTCTTCTTCTTGGGTTATCATACTTATATTACGTATTCTTATATAAGGTAAATATGTTTGTACAGCGGTTTCTATTTCTAATCTTATATTTTCAAATGTTTCTTCTCTTGTGGTGGGTTCAAATAGTTGCCCCTGCAGCACAGGTATATGAGTGCCCAACTCGGCGTGCATTACTCTTTCACCCTTAGTGGTTAAAAGAAGAGTTTTTATATTTTCTCTAACCGCACTAATAGTATCAGTGTTTCCTTGAAAAAACCCTCTCTCATAAGACTTAAGTGGGAACTTTAAATTGATAGAGTTTACATTTGCAGCATATTTTGCCTTATTAGCAAGAATTTGTTGCCTATCTTGGTCACTAGAAACATAACCATCTGGATAAAAAGGATCTATAGTTGTTTCTGAACCCCTAAAATTTTCTCTTGGCATAATATATTCTCAATTAGTTAACAAATTGATTTTTGCTTAAAAACTGATTAACTTTTAATGTTAACTCGTTTAATCTTTCGCGTTGAGTAGTGAACTTATCAATTATTTTTTCTAAATCAGTATTAATCGTTGCTGTTTTCATACCTAACTCAGTTTTTCCCCTATTCGTCATGGGTCCGCCAGGTATCTGATCAATAGAGGCGGCTGGATTTTTATCCGTTTGCACAGGTGCTGTAAATCGTGGATTCTCAGCACCCCCAATAATAGCTTCAAAGTTAATTTCTTGTTTCCGCGTTCGGACTCTCATGCGGCCGCGGCTCACTATTTTTGGTGGTTGTGGAATAGATGTTTTGCCACCTGGCACCCATATTCTCTCGGGCCCCAGTGGGCTGTGTGGTCTAGGAACCATAATCATTTTGCCAGGTAAATTAACAACTAAATTCGGTTGTCGCCTTACTCTAGGTGGGGTGCTATATATATCTTTCATTTCTATTGTTTTTTCTAAATTTAATTCTATTTTAGGAAGAGCATGAGTATGATCTAAAAAAGCATCTAATAAAGTCTGAGTAGAAGAAGCAAATTCGGACACAGTATTCATCACTTCTTTCATTAAGTTAAGAGATTGTTGTTGTTGAGTAACTAGCTTTTCGCCAAGTACTTGCCTATATAAGGCGCCACCAACATTACGAGAAGAAATATTATAAATCTCTTCAGCGATGTTAACAATCATCCCTTTATCGTCGCCCTCTAAATCGCCCGTTTGTTTATTTCCATAAAAACTTTGATAAGTATAATCTCCTAACCTTCTTATAGAAGAGTCAACAAGATGAATACTTTTAGTTTTAGTAACACCTATAGAGGGATCTACACTTCTTATTAATTTTTTTGCAGGTTGTACTACGCCTGTACTATCTTCTCCATCATCAGTCAAATAAACATCAAAATCACCAGCTAGATCTGAGACTCGTTCGTAATCAAAGCTATTAACTTGATCTCTAGATAATAATTGG